TTGCTCAAAGATTTGCTGAAGGAATTTGTATTTGATTTGAAAATCAAGAATTATTCCGATAGGACAATCGACACATACAATTACAATGTGGGACAGCTTATAACATATTTGAACGAGCATCATGAAGTAAATGATGTAGAAGATGTAGCTACATTTCATATTAAAAAATTTGTACAGCATCAAATTAGCTTAGGGAAAAAAGCCAATTACATTAATACATTGATTAAATCGTTGAGGAGCTTTTACAAATATCTTGTGGTTGAAGAATATGTGAGTGTAAACATCATGAACAAAATAAAGTTGCTGAAGGAAGATGTGGAAGTAATAAAAACGTTCACTGATGATGAAGTAGCTAAAATGATTGAAGCCTACGACTTTAAAACGTATTTAAACGCACGAAATAAAGTAATAATCGCAATGTTTGTGGATACTGGTATGAGGATGAGCGAATTGATAAATTTACAATCCAGCTGGATCTATGATACGAGCTTGCGAATTAAAGGAAAAGGTTCAAAATGGCGACATGTTCCCATGAGCTTAATGTTGAAAAAATACATGATACGTTACGAACGGATTAAAGCGAAGTATTTCGAAAAGAAAGCATTGGAACATGATAATTACTTTTTATCGAGAGCTGGCAAACCAATCTGTACCGTACAGATTGAGAACATCGTCAAAATCGCTGGCTTACGTGCTGGCGTTCGAGAAGACATTCGTTGTTCACCGCATACGGTACGACATTATGCCATTCAGTCGAACCTTAGGAACGGTTTAGACCTGTATTCATGCTCAAAGATTGCTGGTCATGAGAATATTCAAGTGACAAAACGCTATCTACAGGGATTGGAAATGGAGAACATTTTGGAGATGGCTCAAAAGACAAGCCCGTTGATGAATTTACGATAAAAACAAAAAACGAACGGATTATAGGATGGCCGTCCTACCGCTCGTTACCACACAATAGCTCAAGTGCTATCGTGATTACATTTTATCATGATAAGCTCCTTGAAGCAAAAGGAGAATATGCCATGGATGGAATTATTAAACGTAGGAAGACCGTTGATTATGCTCAAATACACAACAACGCATTGCAACAGCTAGAAGATGTACGCTCGATAGGATTAATTGCACATTTGATGTCATTACCTGAAACATGGGTGATAAAAAAGATGCAACTGTATAAAAAATTCGGTAGAGCTGCCATTACAAAAGGTATCGCTGAACTGGAAGAAAAGAAATACTGGGTGGATATCAAATACCGTGATGGCAAAAAGAATTTCCATTATTATAACGCTTCCGATATTCCTTTTAGCGATGGCGAAGTAAAAGAATTTATGCAAGAAGTAGCTACAGCTGGATTTAAAATTATGGAAATAAGCTCTCCATTTAGCCATTTGCTTTCAAGTGGTGAAAATCAGCAATTGAAAAAAGAAGAAGATTCTTCAAGTGACGATTTTGAACAATTGAATTTCAATAATTCAATTTCAAATGTTGAAAAACGACAACTATTAAATAAAAAGACAGAAAAAAATACTGATAAACAAAATAGTGATAAAAGAAATATTGTTAATATTAACAAGGAAATAAGCTCCGCTGATTTTAAAATTGCTTTAACAAATGCGTGTAATGAATTTTACACGGAATTTGCACCGAATAGGTGGATAAAGAAATCATGGAGTACACTGATTGATAAATTTGTTACGGAAACGATTGAAAGTGGTCGGTATGTAAATATTCCACAAGAGAAAATATCAGCGTATGCTTATAGCTCATTAAAGAATATGGCACACAAATATGATTTGAAGAATGGAAAAAAACAATTCGCTGATCCAACTCGAGAAGGGAAGGTATTGTTATACAATTGGTTAGAGGATGGGGAAGATGCGGTACATTAAAACCTCAGTAAAATGTGGATTTTACTATAAAAAAATATGAGCGTTCCAAACGGAGCGCTCGTGATTTTTACTCTTTTTCAATCGTAGCTTTCGTTGGTTTACGCTTTGTTGATTTTGGCTCAACAGCTTCTTTTTCAACAGGCTCATCAATTGATTGTTCCGTTACAGATGCTTGTGTAACTTCTGAAGCGAAAACCGCTGAAGTTTTAGCAAATTCATTAATAAGTTTACCATCAACATAACTTTCTCCAATGTATACGTGAGCGTTGTTGATTTGTTGTTTTGTATCGCCTTTAATTCGTGTAAATCGAATATTCGTCATGCTAATGCCATATGCTTCACGATTTGTAATGATATGTGCTACATTTTGTCCTGAACCTGTAATGCCTAAATTTCTACGATAAACAGGTAAACCAAGGAATGTTGCGTCTGCACCTTCAGGGATATTTTCAAATGACAATCTTTCATTTTCATTTTCATCCAAGATGCTGAATTTGGCGCTTTTTGAAATCATCCAAAATGCGTTTTTTTTGTTTGCTGGATTATTAATGAATAATTCATAACTTTCTACCATATCTTCGAAACTAAGTGGCTGTCCTTCTTGAGTAGTTGCCGTTCTATTCCTTCCTGGAGTAAGTTTTTGAATGTTTTTTGGTTCTGTACCATCTGTTGTTCCTGTTGAAATCATTTGATTTTCTATTTCATCCAAAATACGTTGTGTAAAAACTTGTTTGAGATATTCTTCAATATCAATGGCTGTATTGTTAACGAATTCCTCTGATAATTCAATTGCGGCTCCAATTCGTTTTGAATTTAATATTGCTTCACGTAATCGGACATTTTGATACGGAATTTCTTCATAGTCACCAACAAATTTAGCACGAATTCCTTTTGGCTCATTGGATAAAATCTGTTTAGTTGTTTTTCCTTCTGTTGGGATAATTTTGAACAATGAAGGAATGTTATAATAGCCGTATGGATTTCCTTCTAATACATCTTTTTTAATGTCTATTGTTAATATATTGGGGTTAGTTATTGTACTTGCCATCTATAGCTACCTCGATTTCTTAAATTTGATAATAAAAAAATAAGACTCCCAAATGGGAGTCTTATATAAACAAAATGAAGATGTCATTAAGCTTGTTTTAAGAACTTAATTGCATCTTCATTAAGAATTTTTCCGTCACAATACATATCAAGCATTAACATATGAGAGCCACGTAAAGCTTGTTTAGTATCGTCAGAGATACGTTTCATTTGAGCGCCTTTTTTAATCATAGTAGCGTAAGCTTCAGCGAAGTTGATGAATACTACAGTGATTGAACCAGCAGCAGCTGACGGCATTTTGTCTTGGATTAAGATTTCATGTCCGAAGATTTTGTAAACTGGTTTGCCATTTACAACGTCTTTAACTACATGGTAGTTTCCTTGAGCATCTTTAAGCTTAGCAACTTGGTTGAAAGCAGGACGTCCCATTACGAACACTGAACCAGCTAAGTGGTCTGGGTGAACAGCAAGAGTCATATCTAAAAGATTGTCAAGAGAAATCTTACCAGCTTCATGAGTGCCAACTACTTCAGCAACAGTTGAAGTTAAGATACCTTCGAATTGCTTTTTAGTTTTGTCACCGTTAAGAACTGTTTCATCAAGCTTACGAGCAAGACGACGAGTCATTACACCAACAGCATAGTTAACAACGTCAATTCCTGAGTCGTTTACAAGTTGTTGAGATAATTCGATAGCTGTAGCAGCACGACGTTGTTCAAGAGTTACTTTGTCGAATGTGAAATCAGACATTGAAGCATCTTCCATTTCACCGATGAATGTAGCGTCTCCGATATTTTTCTCACGTAATACTTCTAAAGTACCAGATACTGGCGTGAAAGATTTAGCACGACCAAATAGAGCTGCTTCTTCAACAAGTTTTTCTACGATAACGTTTGATAAAGATGTTGGAACTGTGATAGCACCAGTACCAGTTGTCATTGTACGAACTTCAGCACCGTGAATGTCGCCTTTTAAGAATTGTTCTACTCCACGTAGCTCAACTTCTGTTTGGTCAACTTCTACATCACGAACTTCTACTTCTTGAGCTGTTTCTTGCTCTGCACGAACTTCCGCTTCCATTGCTTCCATTTTGGCACGTAATTCTTTTAATTCTTTTTCTTTAGACATAATAGGTTCCTCCGTTGAGTTTTTATCGTTTTTTTCCATAAAAAAAACAGGCGTTTCGATTACTTCAATCGAACGAGCCTGTATGCTTGATTGCGTACCACGGAGACCTCAGCTAAATGTAAATCAGAAATTGTACGCTTGTATGTTCCGTCATCTCGTTTATCCCATCTTTGTTCTGTAACTTGCATACCAAAGGACATATTGGTAAGCAAACCGTCTTGAATTAATTGGTGGTAATCTTTCCCGTAAGATGTAGGGGAAATACGAGCTTCCATGTAAAGACCTTTATCGTCCTCACGCAGTTGCAAGCTACCATTTTTAGTTGAAGCCAATAGTTTGGCGTTGTCATGCTCAGCTAAGAAATGAACATCATTTCCTCGTTCTAAAGCACGTGTGAATGCTCCTGATTCAATGCGTTCAATAAAACGATTTTCACGACCTAGCGGTTGTGACCATTGCCCAGTTTGGTTAACGTAACCAGAAACCAGCAAATCACCAGATTCTTCTTTCACGCCAGACAATTCAACGTCAATCTGTCTGAGTTCCAGTTTTGTCATTTAATTGTTCCTCCTCGTGTGGATCGGTTGTTTCTTTTGTATTTTTATCGCCCATTTGACTAGCACCAGGCGTTACGAGTACATTGTCGCCTTCATCAATCGATGGCAAGTTAAACTTAGCTCGTCCTTCGTTAATTGTGAAAATACCGCCTTGAACAGCAGTTACCACAGTATCAACTAGCTCTTTTTCAGTCGAGCGGATAAGCTCTGAAGTATCAAATCTGAAGAAATAACCTTTGTCTTTTTCAGACTCAAGCAAAAGTGCTTTGTCCATCGAGCTTTCCATAGCAACGATGATTGGAGATAGAGTATTCTTTAAGAGATATAATTGATTTTGCTCCAGTGAAACGTACTGTTTGCCAATTGTTGCGTTAACCATGCTTTCAGGCACACCAAACAATTTACAAATTTCAGAGTTTGTAGCTTTACGAGTTTCAGACATTTGAATTTCTGAAGGATTCATTGAAAGAGCTTCGTATTTCATACCTTATTGAAGTACCAACAGTTTTAGCTGCATTATTAACTCCACCGTAAAGTTTTTGCCAAGCTTCTCGTAAACTAGAAGCTTGCTTTTTATTTAGTCGAGCGTCTGTCTTAAGAAGACCCAAAGGAAGCGCTCCATTTTCATACAAGTTATGAGTGTAAACTGATTCAGAAAGTGCTTGTTTAAAAATGTCTTGACCATGTTTAATAACACCATGACTTGTTAAACCATCGTTTGTATCTTGCAATGTAATCATAAGCTCATGTGGTTTAAACTTAGTTTGTTGGCGATTAAGCTCGTTAACAGCGCCATTTTCACTGTTTGATAAGAAAATATCAGCACCAACTGTGCGATAACCGTGCTTAATTCGTTTGTTAACCACAATAGCTTTTGAAAGCAATGGGTGAAGCTCTAAAATTGTGTTACCTGCCTCAATGATTGATACATAAGAGGAACCATGTAATAAGTAATCCTTGACCATGTGTTTCTTTAAGGAATAACCGTTTAAAAAGTCATTGGCTTCATGATTTAGCAAATGAACACGATTGTCGTCTAAAATTCGCTCGACTGAGCCATCAGCATTTTCCTTGTATAAATAAACAGGCATCTGTGCGATTGAGCTTGTAATTAATTCAACACACGAACGAGCTGTAGGAATTTTCAATACTTTTTCTTCAGTTACAGCATCTGTAACTAGTAAACTATCAAGAGAAAAAGCTCCGTCAACTTCCATTGAGTCATATGTTGAACGCTCTTCCAGTACAGGTTTTTTTGAAAATAAGCCACTAAAAAGTCCCATGCAATCTTTCCTTTCTAAATCAAAATAAAAAGCCCGTAACCGAAGTTACGAGCTTTAGGGGTTCAATTAAATCATCGACACCAACAATAAAGAGCTAATAAATTGCTGATGTCTAGCTTTAATCGAAAGATAGAACACGAACGTTCTATCCTCCTTTGATTGTATTTAATGTTGTGTTATCAACATTAGAAGAAGTACGGAAAATTGAATATTAATATTCAAAACTCATACTCCCTGAACATTGACAAGACTCGCTATAACCGAAAAGAGCGTAACAAAAATGGAAGGTTTAAGTTACTTATTTGGAGTTGAAAGATAAACTACTAAATTTAGTATTGATTTAGTAGCTTATATAGTATTTATATGCCAAGCGGTACAAAGTAAATAGGGAATCACAACTTTTCTGAAATAATTTGCTACAAGAAATATGAAATCTCTTCAGGTGTTTCCCAAAAGAAATCGAGCTTGTTGCTATTTCCTAAGTCCAAGTTACAGTGTCGGCATATTGTTATGAGATTTAGTTCATCATAAGCCAAGTCTGGGTAGTCACGCCATGACTTGATGTGATGGCATTGCAAATCATCGAAATTCATAAGCCCAAACTTAATCCTACACCGTTGACAGTGCCCAGCGTCTCGGTCAATGACACGTTTCCGTAGCTTTTGAAACTCCCATGTTCCGCTGGGGTGTTTCTTCTGTGAATCTGTCTTTCTGCGTTTACAAGAACACTTGTCGCCAGCTTTCACCAATTGACCACAAGTGTTGCATATTGTATTAAAGTTCAAAGAAAAGTTCGCGCTCCGTTTCATATAAGTTGTTTTGTTCGAAGAACATGGATACTTTGATGGCATTGAATGAGCTAAACAAGTTATCAATCTTATTGCGGTGTTTATCAGATTTTGCAATGTATGGTTTCCCTTGTCTGAACTCGATTAATCCATTAATAAAAGCTGATTCCATTAATGGATTTGGGGCATAAAAAAAGTACCTTCATAAATGATTCTTTGAAGGTATGAAATAGCATTGCCCAAATGTCGAGCATCTTGTTCGATTTTGACTGGATCAACTTCCATTGATAGTTCGTTAACTAACCGTTTTAGTAACGTATAACTGTATTTTGTGTCGTATGCAATGGAGCCTATTTGAATATCGTATTGCTCGCAAATATCAACAATCATATCCGCCATTTCATCATAATCAACTGTATCTTCACCAATTGGTTGACAGTATCCAGCACGTGCCCATTTGTCGTAAGGAATACGTTCTTTCTGGGTTTTGTCAGTTTCCTTATTCTTCGGATAAAAGACAAGGTTTTTAGCATAATGATGTTCATTTTGTTGGTCGTACCACATAAATGTAACAGCTGTATTATCTGTAGATAACGACAAATCGAGTCCAATAATCACCTGACGTTTTCCTCTCCACCATTCCCAATCAGAAGCTGGCTTGTACAAGCTTTTTTGTAAAGTATGTTTATCTACAAAGAAGTTACCATCACCTTCATTGGCTCCTAACCACATATTCAAGTTTTTAACTTTAAATAGGAAAAAGTCCTTTGGAATATCCTTCTTAGTTTTGTAGTCTTCGAGCAATTTATCTGCAAGGTCTTGAACTTCAGCAACCAACGGATTAGCTTCTCCCCAAACTTCAGGGTTTTCCCATCGTTCAGCGTCCCTACCGTTCAACTGAATGCGTTTTTTGGGATTATCAATAGTAAATATCAAACCGAATTGTCGTGGGTTAGGCTCGTCAGCAAACGTGTTTTTACGTAAAGCATCTACCGTTTCATTCCAATAGTTGAACCCATTCTCGATAGGATAAGACGTAGAAATTTTAATAATGAGAGGATTACGTGGGCCAAATTGTCCCGTTTCCAAGGAACTTACCATTTTGAAAATTTCATTGGAAGCTCCAAGTTCATCGACGCTAGCGCAGTAGACCATTGTTCCATCGGCTTTTGACGCATCACCTGAAAGAGCTACAATCTTACAGTTCTTTGGTGTAAATTCTACATATGTCTTCTTGATATTGAAGAATGGCAACATATTAGGAGAAGCTTTGATAATCGCTACAAGTTCATCAAAGATGATTGTCGCCTGTTGTTTAGTATTTGAACCGATATAATGCGTTTGGTTAGCTTCATCAAGGAAGAATGCTAGGATATGAATGATACAGCTTAATACTGACTTAGCATTTTTACGAGCTACAGTGAAAATAACTTCACGAATTTTACGTTTGGTTGGGAACTCCTTGTAGACCCAGCAAAATGTATTCTGAATGATAAACCATTGGAACAAAGCAAGGTTGGGGAACATAGGTTGAGCGGATTTTGCTCCACGGGCGAAGTTAAGATTCTTAATGATTTTATCAATTTTCTTTTCTATTTTGGTGTTCCATTTGTATATGTAATCAGCTTGGTCTTGGAGGACGTAGTATTCATGTAGGAAATTAATACATGCTTGTCTCACTTGTGAAGGTGCAACGATGTCACCGAAAACCACAGCTTTTGCATAAGCTACCGACTTATTCATCGTCATCCTCCTCCAGTAATGCCATCAGTGGATTGATAGCTTGATTATTTTGTTGATTCATCTGTTCCAGTTTTTTCTCTTCAATCATCAATTTAGCTATATCGTTACTTAATCGTAAACGTTGAGATAATGGAATACACAAGTCCTTCATATGAGCTATTATAGAACGTTCGTAAGCATGAATACGTTTTTCCAGATCCACAGAAAGCTCGTCGAATATCTCTAGCTCTTCCAACTCAGTGTTCAATAGTTCATAACGGTATAAACTTTTTGTTAGCATTGATAAGCTCATAGAATCGGATTCGGTAAAGTTTTCATTCAACTTGATTAATTTATTGAAGATTCTTTTCATGGGCTTGCTGACAAATGGGTAAGCTTTGGGTTTCGTTTTTATATTGGTTACAACTTGTTTTTCCGCTTCAATTCTTGCTTCACGAGTATCTTTTGACATCTTTTGTTTCACTTGAGCGACTGATTTAACCGCATTTCCCATATTAATTAGCTCCTTTCGTAAATTTGAAATAAAGGGGATGAAAATTTTAGTTTCTGACCACCCTTCTGTCCTTTGTTTCCCTAACAAAATAAAAAAACCACCTAGAGGGGGTTTATATTTGTGTATATTAAGTTATTAAACTGTAATATTTTAATGAAGAGATTGAATATTAATATTCAAAAACTATTCTTCATCAGCAATTTGAATCAACTTCATTCGTATAAATGGTGTAAGTTTTAATCCGTCTTGTTTAGCTTTTTCCTCAAGCTTCTTACAAACAGAAAATGGTACACCATACACATGTAATTGTTTAACAGGTTCTTTATCATCTTGTTTTGTATCAGTCGATGCTTTACAATGCTTATCTTCATTCATAGCTCTATCCTCCTTGTTTAGTATGTATATAGTATTTATATAGTGCTGATAGAAAAGTAAATAGAAGATGTTCATTTAATTGGTTATAACAAAAACAAACAACAAAAAGTGTATCTGAGGAACGTAGTGACGAAGACAGGAATAACGCCAGTTATTCCAATATATTTAATGGTGGATGGTCTCCGACAGGTCGTCGCACAGCCTCCGACTGGGTCGACTGGCGTCGTACCCTTGCACGTCACTGGCGTTCGTGCGCTGTTGTTTTGTTTGTATATTAACTTTCAAACTCACCTCTCACCTTTTTGAGACGCCTATTAATAAAAATAATAGCAAGCTCAAAAAGGTGAGAGGTCAAATTGAATATCAACTTTCCATTTTGCTTTAGAACATAAAAAAATACGACCACCATATTAGCGCCCGTATTTTTCAATAATCCACTTTCGATATTCATTTGAAATAATCCACTTTTCAGCTCTTCTGCCTTTACGTAAATCGAATGATTTATTCATTTGTTCCCATGTGTAAAAATAAGCTACATTGTTCGCTATTTTATGATTATAACGGTGTTTGTGTTTGTGCATCAGTTCTTGTATTTTTTCATTGTAAAACTCGCCATAAGCACCATGAATGGTTGGTAAATCTACGACAATTCTTTCACCACTTGATAAATTGTCATAATAAATATAGCTGTATTGCTTTCTGATACGTTCAAATATTTCCCCAGTATATTTATTAACAGTTTGAACAATTTCTTCATCTGGTTCAAGCAATATATCGTTATCACGCATTTTTTTTATGTGGCGTTTCACTGTTGCTTCACTTTTTCCGATGCTTTTAGAAATTTCTTCTGGCATTGGTAACACATTATCAATCAATACAGCTTTAAGAATCAATTCGATGTTTTTTAAATCGTTTCTTTTGAGTTCGTTTGTTTTAGGTGCAACATCTTTTAAAACCGTCACTCCATTTTCTTTTGGCTCAAGAATGAAAAACTCCTTGTTTCGTGATCCAATTTCAATCGTTACATAATAATCCTGTTTAAGGATATTAATGTAATGTTCTTTCTTGTTTCGAAAACGTTGTAATGAAATTCCTAACATTTCAGCGATTTGTTTGGCATCATATTTAATCTTAGTAAGTTGTTTCATGTGAATTGCTCCTTAACTTTATTTGAGCGTTAATCGTTTCGCCTTGTTGTATTCTTTTAATGCGATTAATGCTCCAGAAAGCTTGTCATCGTTAGCAAATAAAAATGTGCAAGCTTTTGGGTCGTTTTCCACTTCCCCTGTACGAACTTCTAACAGTTCAGCTCCATGTTTTAATAAAAAATTGACTACTTTAACTTTGAAAATTCGTTTTTTATCTCCCATTTGGCATGTCTCCATTTCTATAAGGTTTACATACTCATTTTATTGTGACCGTTGCAAAATGTAAGGCAATGGCTGGAAAAAAGGTTGAGAGGTTGTCCAGCGAGTTATATAATTTCGAAGAATAGAAATTACAAATATTAGGAGGTTTCAAAATGAAAAGAAAAAATGTGCATTCATGTATAGGCGCACTTACGACACTGTTTTATGTACACAAAGATTCGGAAATGGGGATTGCCACGTTAGAACGCTACATTGAATGGGGACTTTTAGAAAATGCTAGTTTAATAGCGGAAATAATGGAACAAACACAATGTTGTGACCTTATTAATGTAATTAAGTTGCTCGATTATGTGGCTGCTGAACGGATTGAAGATATCTTGAGAGGTGCGACAACATGAACGAATATATAATGCAACCTGTTGATATACGTCAGTGGGTTTATGACAATGTCTACACAACTCCAGAAGCGCTGTCTTATCTTGGTGTTTCACGTTCAAGAATGTCAAGAATGATAAAAGATGGAAAAATAACGCCGATTAAGAAGCTCGGGTGCACTTCCCTGTTCCTACGTGAAGATTTAGAAAAGAAACTAGAAAAATTAATTGTGTTGAGGGCTAAATATTCGCCCAATGGGAGTTGATACAAATGAAGGAAAAACCGAAGCTAAAGAATATATATAAAAAGAGCATCGCTATTGAATTAATAAAGCTAAATCACAATTTACACCATACGATGAGGAATCGTTCAAATGAAAAATACCAGATATTTGTCTTCGAGGAAACACATGAATTGATACGAGATATGCTAGCTATAGTTGAATGGCAAGAACGATTATATCAAGAGCGGAATAAAAAATGAAAGAACGAATAAAGCTGATCTTGTTATTTCTGTCAGTGATAATAATGATGATGTTGTTTATGTATCAAGTGTACAATAACCTATTCGTTAAAGATGAAAACACGATACGCATGGAGAAAGAGCGAGAAGAAAGACGGATTCAACGTGAAGAATGGTTAAAAAATATGGAATGAAGGTGTGCTTTTAAATGAAGTACACCTTTTTATTTTAAAGGCGCTCCGCTCGGAGCACCCTACTTTTAATGTACACTATTGTTTGTTGATTTACGTAAGTTATCAAAATCTTTTTTTATTATTTCTATGATTCTTTGGTAATTCTCTGTCAACGTTTCAATATCGCCTTCCTCGGCTTCTTCCATTGCAAATTGTTTTTCATAAATATACTCTATCTTTTCAATTTTTCTAGTAATAGATTCATCCAATAAATGATATATTTCATATAATAAAGGTCTAATATATTTACTATATTTAAGTTCATTAAGTTCAGGTGGACCATGCATACTATATTCTAAGACAATATGTTTAGCATGAGCATGGAGTATTTGACTAAATACTTCAAATTTACGTGCTTCATTTTTATTTTGGGTATCTATCTCCATCTTTTTTCTATCCCATTCTTGTTGTTTACGAATTGTGGCTTGTTGTATAAAAAATGTGATTAAGCCCCCAACCACTACCCCTACAAGGGATGGCACTGCTTTTATTAACTCGTTCATACTAATCCTCCGATATTTGATTTATATTTATATTTTATCATTCAAAAGCAATAATTGACGAACTTGGGCGTTGGTTTTTTATTTTATTTGCAGGAATCTAACATTATTTGTCGAAGGATGTAAGGTTGAGAGGTGGTGGTTTTAATGAAACGTGATATGGAATTTATTCGTGAATTGTTGTTGAAAATTGAAGAAAAAGAATCACGCTTTGATTATGTTGCGACCGATTCAAAAACAGAATATCATTTAGACTTAATGATTGAGGCAAGTTTAATTAAAGCAGAAAAAACTCATTATATGGATAATACAATCAATTTCGATATAGTTGGCATGACTTGGGCTGGACATGATTTTTTAGATGCCGCTAGAAACGACAAAGTATGGGGAAAAGCGGAAGAAACAGCGGAATCTAAAGGAATGGATTTGCGTAGTTTGCCAATAGAAATTGTAAAAGATTTGTTAGTTGAATCGGCAAAAGCACTAATCGGATTTTAAGAAGCACTCCTATGGAGTGTTTTTATTTTCATACATATATGAAAAATTGGCTTCATAAAAAATTTTTTAATTCAAGATGCAAACTACATTGTTTTTCAAAAAAAATAACAGTATAGTGAAGTTGTCTTAGAAAACGACTAAGATTATTTATTCAATTTATAGAGAAAAAACAAGGGGGAACACTGATTTGACATTCGAAAGTAAGTATCTGATTAGATGGGGGATACCAGGATGGGTCTCGATTTTGTGGATTGCGTATGCAGTTCTACTTTTAAAAGGAATCAATCCTATAGAAGCGGATTTGTCACAAATGAGCAAAGGTTTGGGGTTACTGGTCTCTTTAGCCGCTGTGGGTGTACCTTTGGGGTATGTAATGCACCAAGTATATTTTGGAATTGCTTGGGTGATGAATCAATGGCGAAATTTTGATGAAATCAAAAGCATCATTGAAAAGAAATACCCTAAAAAGGGTGGATGGGGAAAAGACAAAAATGATGATTATTTTCATTGTGAATTTGTCTGGCACATGGTACTACTCAAACAAGATTCAGAGACTCGTACATACATAGAAGGACGATACAGACATTTATTGGGAACTACACATGCACTAGGGTCATTGTTCATTAGCTCATCGATTGCATTATTAACAACGGCTTTTATTGTCCTTACGCATTTATCTAGCTTTATGAACAATTACTATTTTTGGATAGGGCTTGCTATTCAACTTGCGGTATTTTTTGCTTCAATGGTGAATTACAAGTATTATTCAGAGAACGTTAGAATGTTTCAATTGAAAATGCTAAAAAAATACATATAA